TTCTGTTGTTCAATGTAATGTGTATTATTATTAACTACTAAGTTATTAACACTCCATGTTCCAAGAATATCAAATATCTCTATTTCATCTCCAGTTTGTGGTAAGGGAGGTAATACAGCTGTTAAAGAGCCTGATGTGGTGTCAATTGCGTATTTAAAATTTGAAGAAAGATTTGTATTAGAAGATACGTAAATGTAGTTTCTATTCCAAGACCCGGAGTTGGTCTGTACTGTTGTATATACACTCTCGTACTTTCCTGAATTAGTTGCAAAGGTGGTATTAATTGAAGAAAGACTTACTATATTACCATTTGATATTGAAAGCTCTGCAGAAGATTCTGTAAATGTTAAGGTTTGGGAATCGGTTTCAGCGGTTAAAAATGTAGACGAAATAGCTTGATACGCCGTACCTATATCATAAGCTTTATTCCATTGAATAGAATTCCCTTCACCGTTCCAAATAGTACCAGAAGCACTAATTTCACCATTTACAGTAAAATCTTTATTAGGTTGCCCAGTCTTGATACCAACATTAGGAAACGTACTACTAAGACCACCAATATGCAGCATCTCTAATCCGTTTTGTAAATCAATAAAAGTAGCTATATGGTCGTTACCAAAATTACCAATATATAATGCTGGGCCTGAACCTAAATGAACTACACTTAATGAACTTGTAGTAGTAAAGACTGTATTGGCAAATGTCGTGGTACCTGAAGCAGTTAGGTTACCAAATATAGTTAAATTGCTATTAATTTGTACCGGGCCTTGAACTAAACCGCCACTTAAGGATAAAAAGTTACCATCTACATAAGAGGTCGTTGCATAGGTTCCTGAATTGCTTTGATAAATTGTTGCGGTACTATAAGCACTCTCCCAATTACCAGAAGCATTTTGATAGATAGAAGTAGGTAATAAAGTAGCTGCTACACTAGTTTGATAATTGTTAAAATTAGTATTAGTAACAAGCTGCCCGGTTAAAGTATTAGTAAGAGTTAGGGGCGTTAAAAGACTTGAAATAGCATTGAGAGTTGTATTAATAGACGATAAACTTACTGTGTTGCCGTTTGATATAGAGAGAAGATAGGATGAAGGAGTATAAGTTAAAGTCTGTGCATCAGTTTCAGTTGTTAAAAAGATATCCGCTAAGTCTCTACCACCAGATAAAATACGTCCTCGAACATCAATACAACTTAAAGTTAAACAATTAGAAGCAAAGTAAGCAGTAAGCTGAGGTACTGAAAAGCCTACAGACGATAGAGAAGATAAAGAAACAGAATTACCATTAGAAATTGAAAGTAGAGCTGTTGCTGTATTGTAAGAAAGAGTTTGACTATCACTACCCCCGCCTCCCGTTATACTTTGTAAGTATGTCCAGAGATCTGTTTGTGCTGAAAGAGTTCCGGAGATTAGACCCCATATGCCATTGTTGCCTAGAACCGTAACACTTATATCTTCTGTGGAATCTACTACCCCAACATTAACATCGGTAGTAGTAATTTGGGTGTTAGTAATAACAGTCGTTACGTCTTGTTCAGAACCTACTACTATATTAGTCTGAGGTGTTGTAATGTCTACGGATATGTCCTGTACGGGCTGGGTTACATTAACTGTAATTCTATCCTCAAACCCGGTAATCTTCTTAGCTGAAGCACTGGCAAAAACTGTTACATCATAGGCTGATAGCCCAGGGATGAAATTAAACCCTACAATAACTGAACTAAGACTCGTAACCTCAATAGCAGGATATGCTATTAAATTGGAGCCAACCTCCCGAACTGTTACTACAACGTCTTGAGAGTAAAGGTTATGAACAACCGTAAACTGACTGTTTACATTATCGCCGACAAAAGTAGAATAAGAGTCAAAGGCGTTAACCGTTGTCTCAGTAAAAAATATATCTTTTGTCCATTCTTGTGACATTTATTAAGCTGTATAGTCTGGAGTAATGGGCCAGGTACCGGTGATATAAGTCTTGACAATCCCGGTTGGGTACGTTACTTGAAGATCATAATAGTATTTTGCAAATGGAATTTCTATTATTCTTGGTAAAATGCGAACAGATGATAAACCAGGTGAAATAACTTGTATAGAGCCATTCTCTGTTGAAAGTGTGAGAGCGACTGGATCATCAATCCCAAGACGAAATTCCATTTTAACCAATGCACCTGAAAGATTTACAGGTTGTCCGTTTTGAGTGAGGGCAATTGAATTAATACCGTCCCAGGTATCACCTCTGCGATGTTCAGGTATATTATAAATCATATACCTATATTTATGGAAACTATCTGTTACTTATAAGCAATAACAGTACCGTATCTTAAAGAAATGCCTTGGATAACAGCAGAAAATGAGAAGCTAGCAGGTAAATCGTATGCTGTTAAGTTCTGTACTGTTGTAGTAGAAACACCTGTTGCCGTTAACCCAGAGATCTTACAAGCTGATACAACCTGAATAGATGAGTAAGGACCTGTATAGACTGAAGAGGGTACAACAAAATCAAATCCGTTGCCTCCACCTGAACCACCACCTACAACACATACAGCTTTTGCAAATAATGGACGACCTGCGCCCTCCATAGGTACCCAAGAATAAGTCTCAGCTATTCCTGGATTATAAGAACCGCTTGTTGCTGGTGTTGCTGTAAAAAGGGGTGTTGCCATATATTATATTTATGCTGGAGGGGGTGTAGGAGCTTCTACCCCTGGTACTGGTGGTGCTCCCGCAGGCTCTACTTCAGGCGCCGTAGCTCCTACCTCAGGGGTTTCTGTTGTTCCTGCTCCTCCAAATTCTGGTATTTCAGAGCTGCCAGGTGATGTACCACCACCCGTCGGTGCAGGTGCAGACGTTTCACCACCAGCTTCAAGACCACCTGCTTGAGCTGTTAATTGCTCTCTCCAATTCGGTCCTGTATTTTCAATTTGTGCTAATTCCCATTTTAATGCACTATCTTTGCGGGACCACTCTCTATTTTCTTTCATTTGATCAGCTGACATATCCAAATAATACTTCATGGCGTAAGAGGCTGCAATTGTACCTGATCCTATAGCTTCATTGTAATTCTTAAACTTCATTTCAAGGTGCTGCTGATTACGCATTGCCATGAATGAAGTAGGTACATTAAATTCGCAGTTTACGGCCTTCTCTTTTAGTTTATATTGCTTCCAATGTCCTTTAATTTTTAAATGAGTTATAAATGTCTCTCTAATAGCACTAGCAAATTGCTGTTGTATACGAATAATAAACCGCGCAAAACGTAGCTCATCTCTTGTAATTTCCATCCCGTCTCTAAACGGTGTAGCTTCTGCTCCAATAAATCTTGAAACAGGTATCTTAAGAGACATGTATAATTTCTTAAGAAAGTAATTTAAATCGTCTAACTGGCCTAAATTACCACCTGAAGGAAGAGTTTCAACATCGGTACCATTACCTTGTGCATCTTTTGTAAACCAGTATGCATCAAGCATGGATTGAGGATCATAGACGTTTGTAGTACGCCCCCCTTGCTGAGTATCGTAATTCTTTTTGGTCCAGTACTGCTGCATCAAACGCTTAAGGTATGCTTCAGCTTTTGGTGCCGGCATATTGCCAGTAAAGACTTTAAACTTTAAACGCTCTGGAGCACGAACAAGACGATAAATTACAACAGAATCTTCAATTAATGAAAGTTGTCTATAAGCCCGTTTTGCATTTTCAATATAAGGTAAACGAATAGTTTTATATTCATTCCAAATACCAGAATGTATATAGGTCACTTGAGCCCGGCTCATAAAGAACAACTCTTCTTGATCTTTTTGATTCATTGAGTTTGCTGGTCCTACAACTGGCTTTCTTAGCAAATAACCTTTCACTAACTCGTTCTGTACATTTTGATAAACAGGATTAATAAGCTCAGAAGGCATTGAAATTAAACCAACAATACCTAAATCTTTTCTTTCTTCATCTACGATATTTTCAAAATAGATTTCCCCGTCAATTAAAAATTGTCTAAAATATTCCCAGCCCTTATCCTCTAAATCAAATATCTGTACAAATGTTTTAAATTCTTTTTCTAGTAAATCTTTTACTTCTTTAGAATAATTTCCGCGAAGTTGAAAATTAACTATCGTGTCATTTTCGTCTTTGACGATACACTCATCACAAATTTCATCAATACACTCTGCTAATTCTGCGTAAGCGGCCATCCGACGATAATCCGTCAAACGACGATTCTTATCTTTATCAATATTTGCATAAACAAATGCTTGATAATCTTTGTTAATGAGAATTGTACCAGGTGCACCTGATGCATTATCTACAGGTTGTGGTTCATATAAAAATACTGACTCATCTTGTATTAATTGCTCTCTTTTAGGACCAACACCTTTAAAAAGACTAAACTTTGGATTCCTTTGAACCATCGAATCAATAATCTGATAGGCATAAGGAAGTCGAGAAAGAAAAGCCCCTAATAAAGATGTAGATGGAAATGCTTGATCCTGAACAGGGCCCATTGTATTTCCTGGAATAGCATTATTATTTGTGTACGGTCGATAGATCACTTTAATTATTTAATTTAATTTTGTAGTTTCTCAATATATAACACTTTAATTATGTTTGAATAATTTGTGGTTGCGGTAGACCATCTATTACAAAACGTTCTGTATTTAGAGGGTTTAAAGCTGATAATGTATAGCGAGTAGTTAATGCTGAGAGAGAAGAAAAGTCTGTAACAATTTTATAAATTTTAGCATCTCTACCATCAGCACTATCAGGGTTAGGTGATTTAAAGAGCCAGCCCTTAATAGTGAATCCCATCTCGGCCTGCACCCGAGCAACATTTGAGGAGTTTATATCTTGAGGATATGTTATATTGACGTTACCATTCCAATACACAGGTGTACGGATTTCATAGTCTGACATCGATGGGATACGCCATGATATAACAAAATATGGATTTGAATTAACAATTATATTACTAATAAGTTGATCGCAGTCTAATTGATAACGTGTTAAAATTACTACATTGACATTTACATCAATAGGTAAGGGTTGAGCCATTTTACTAAGATATCTTGAATCATTATTATAATAATGTGAACCTGCAATCTTATTGTATACCCGATTTTGATCCCAACTTATACCGGTAATATATACAGCTACAACGGGTAGTTGTATATTTTGAGCTTTATCTAATAAATCTAATAACACTCTCTGTTTCGGGGAATAAACAAATCGAGGAAGGATTTGATCTTTTGGCTGCTTATCTTGATTGTATCTTTTAACTATACCTTCATCAATTGCAGCAATAAACATTGTTACAAGACTTGATATCTCAAATTCAAAATTATAATCTTTCACTAATTGTATTTAAGATTTGAATTTATATAAATCTATTATATAATTGAGAAATGGAACGTATTCCCTGGGAAAAATATGCCCTTAAAATTGCAGAGGTAGCTGCCTTGAGGTCTGAAGATCCGTACCGTAAGGTCGGTGCCTGTGCTTTAGATCGCTATCATCGAGTTATAGGCGTGGCTTATAACGGACTAGCGTCAGGAAAGGCTGTTGATTCAGAATTCTGGGAAAGTAGAGATGAAAGACTTCCATATATGATTCATGCTGAGGTAAATTTACTTTCCCTTTTTAAGAGAAATGAATGTAGCTTACTTGCATGTACATTATTACCATGTCCGTGTTGCGCTACAATGATTGCCGGGCACGGTATTAAAAAGGTAGTATACAAAGAACCGTACTTACGGAATCAAGACGCACTCAAAATATTTGAGTTCTATAAAATACCCTGTATACAAATAACGGATTAAGACTTGGCGCGAAGCTTCTTAAGAACAGCTCCTGCAACCTTCTCACCTGCTTCTTTACTTCCGTACTTCTTACCAGCTGACTTAGCAATCTTAGCAAATTGCTTACCCTTCTTACCAATATCTTTACCTTTCTTGGCTTGTTTAGCTGAGTAAGATTTCTTACCCTCTGTAAGAATGTTTTCTACTACTGTATTAAAATGGGGTGTATTGACGTTCATAAAATTAGTCTTCAAATCCGTATGACATGGCTTCAGGCTTAGATGCCATATAGTCTTTATAAACTTTACCGAAGGACTTTTCAAACTCTTTACGGCCAATTTCTTCCATATCTTCATCTCCAGCTTCTAGAGCTTCGATGTCTTGATCTGAATTCTCAGCTGAGGCATACTTAACAGCACCTGCACGAATGAGAGCTGCAGCTGCCTTTGTAGCAGTACCTGTATCAGTTCCACCGCGTTGTAAAGTCTTAACAATATCTTTACCCTTCTGAACTTGGTCGGCAATATTCTCAATTCTACTGTAATAAGTCTTGAGATCATCTGACAATTCAACGCCAGCAGTTGACATTTCATCAGGTGTTAAAATTTCGTATTCAGCTTCGTCCATATAACGAGCTGCTTTAGGCGCTTTAGGTTCAGCAGGAGCTGCGCCATCTACTTCATCAGAAGCAACAACATTCTTTACTTCTTCTGGTGATGCCGATGCACCGTACTGCTTATCAGCTTTTGTTAGTTGGTCTATTACCCGAGCCGTGTAACCTGCAACAGCATTACCTAAACCTGTTAATTTAATCCCTTTTTCTTGAGCCACTTGTTCAGCAACCTCTTTAACAGCTTTAGCAATTGATGCTCTATAAGCCATATCATTGCTAGCTGGATTTACGCCGCCTGGAAACACTTTGTCGTAGAGTTTTTGGGAAATGAGATCGACAGCTTCTTCTTTTTTAATTTTTAAAGCATCAGCTAGCTTACCGATTCCATAACCACCACCTGGTGCTGGTCCGATACCACTTCTTAAACTTGATTTAAATGCCTCAGGCTCAGCATATACCGGAGCCTCTGTTAATTGTTGTGTTAGTTGTTCGTAAAGAGAATCAAAATTCTTGGTTGCCATATAGTATATTTATTAATCTAAGACTGTTATTTCTAAAATCTTATCAAAGTATTGAGATGGTGTTATATTTTTAATGCGATAATCTGTTAATGCTTTTAATAGGAACTGGTCATTTGTTGTTAAGCTTTTAATACGATAATCAAAATAAATTACATTTTCGTTCGGATAATGTTCGGTATTAAAAGGAAAAGGTATCTCAATATTCTCTATATTGTTTCGAGAGTTTTGTAACGTAAGTTGTAAGAAATAATGTGTGCGGCGATATATCATTAACTTCCCTGTTTTAATATTTTTACGTCCTAAAACCAATGAAAGCCTCTTTTGAAGATGTTCTTTTAAAAACTCCTCCCCTGGGGTGCTGTCAAGATATATAGATGCTACTGACATAATGTTATGTATTATTAAAGGATGCTTTTTGTTCAGGTGACATTGGCATAATATGCTGATTAAAATACTCCCACCACTTATCAGCAGGAGTTGATTGTATAATAGCTATTACATCAACATCGTTACAATTTACCATTCGCCAATTTTGTAAAAAAATATCCCAAACAGGTAATAAATTCTTTTGTGCAGGATTGTATTTTAATTGACCTGTTGGTTGCTTAAAGTTTAATATTTGTTTACCTCCGATAGAATTTAAAAGCAAACGGTCCAAAGTGCAAAGCATTCTTCTTTCCGGTCTAAAACCAGGTTTAGCAATTCGTCGTCGAAATTTTAATTCGACGACGTGTTTCATTAAAAGAAGGGATAGACTTGCACGGCCCAATCTCATTTACTTTTTTTGTTTTTAGTATCTTTTATAGGCTTACAAATACCAAAAATACGTTCTTCAGATAAAAAGATTAACATCTTTCCGTTTTTTTGTATTGATTGTAACCCTCTATCACCAGGAAACATAATAATATCACCGGGTTTAACTTGCTTACATGCTGGACCCGCTAAAGTAACTTTCGCTACTCGCCATGCTCTATGGTCTACAACTTGACTAGGTAAAATAATACCATTACGCATTAATGATTTACCATCAGGTGCAACGTCAGCGTATTCAGCCGCTATTACATTTGCCAAAAGCTCTACAATTTCATAATCCTCCGGCAAAGGAATATCCTTATAGTCCTCTGGAGCTATTCCTTGATTCTCTCTTGGAAGCACGGGTTGTACTATTGATGACATATATTGATATCTCCAATTGATTCAACACCTGTACAAGCCATTGATTGAATAGGGTCAATAAAAGGTTGGGTTACTTTTATATCATTTAAATTAATTGGATGTACTTTAATTGTTTGTTTGTTGTCTAAACCGTTTGCTAGATTAGCATTCGGTATCAGGTCTGGTATTGTATTCATAGTTGTATTTACGTAAATTGTTCTTTAAGTTCAAGTAATTGTTTAATTTCTCTTTGAGAAACTTCTTTATTAGAAGCTAATAAAGACATATTATTATCGGCTTCGTTTTTATCCTCTTTTACTTTTTTAATATATTTGATAAAAGGTACTTTTGATTTAGGGTAAAGCTTAATAAGAAGTTTGTAATGTTGTTCTTTTTCAAGACCACCTAAGCCATTAACACTCTCGTTAATAGCATTACAAGCAGAAGGTGTAATAAAAGATATCCATCGATTTATAAGAAATGGAATATACTCATCGATCGGTAAATTACCCTTCTTATAAGTTGTGATATCTTTTATGTAATCAAATATTGTCACACTACAATTTTGGTAGTTGCTACAAATACGTCTTGAAGAATAGAATAAAAAATATTTTCAACTTCAGCCATAAACTTTAACGCTACTTCTTCGGAAAGGTTAGTTGAAAAAGCAAATTGAGGTGCCCGGTCACCGGCATTAATATTAATACCAAGATGAATCAATACAGCTCCATTCTTCTCAGCTGCAATTGATACTGAAGCCTTCTTATGCTCATCTCCCCACTTGACCATAATGTCATCTCCATCTACATAACCTTCTGTATCTAGATATTTGGAACAAAGCAATGAACCAACTTGAGCATTTAACAAGCGTTGAAACAAGACACCGCCCCAGATGTCCTTATTAGGAATCTCCATAATAAAGTTCATAGCCATATCAGAGTAGATATAGTCTTTATTGAGCGAATCTTCTAAGTCAATAAGGTTAGCGGTTACTTCCATCGGGGCAATAAATGAAACGATATTACCGAAAGGGTTAACTTCCTTCTTAAAGAACTTATAGGCAAAGCGGTCATGAATCTCTACCCCGCCGTATAAATCTTCACCGAATACTTCATTTAGTTGATCTCTAGTTATAATCATAGTGTGTAAAGTATAAAAGCTATTCCGACTTCTTCAAGGCATTTTGCCAATTCTCTTTAAAAATTCTATTAGACTCTTCCCACTCCGGGGTCATAAACGAATTTCCTAAACCGTGGTGTACTACAAAGATAGGCCATGTCCCCATCTTAAGCTTCTTCTCATTAGCTCCTAAACAAGAAGCAATATCATAGTGATGAAACTTATGCCGTTCGTCAAAGCGCCATCCTGTCTCTAAAGCTTTCTCGACGTTAACAGCTAAGAATAACCCGTCAAGGACTAAACACCTCTGAGACCAGGGACCAAAGAGTGTAGATAGTTTACGGGTTGGGTCTACTTGTACTTGATTATTATTCTGCATAACAAGTGGATGGGTAACAGAACCAGAAAACGATTCACGAGGGGCACAAATGTGCCATAGATTTCTATCTTGAAATTGAAATTGTCCAGCACCGGCAAGGCCAGTAATATCCCAGGGCGACTCATTTAACTTTTCAACAAGATTGAGATCATGAATCTCTAAATCATCATGAACAAATAATACAATCTTGTCTTTATTCGTTTCGTTTAAAAAGCGGTTATAGACTTCAGATAGTCCTGCTGTATTATCTTTTACAATTTCAAAATCAAATTCTGCTTCACTGTAACGTGTATCACCTAACACTTTTAAAGAGGGCGCTAGTGGTCGTTGTAAAAACTCATCTAAAGTCTTACACTTAGTAGCGGTAACGAGTAGTACTTGCTTCATAAAATAAAATATGGGTTATCGTAATTGAAGGTCTCATACTCTTCAAAATCCATTCCATTAAATTTAAATACAATTCCATCTTTTTCAACTGGAGAAGAGCCTTCAAAGGCCACAGAGCAAAATGAATCTTCGTTCATATGAAGAGAAGAGCCAGCTTTGACTAAAAAGATATCTCCAGTAATACAATTATAGATCCAGGAAGTCAAAAGCCCTTTATACTTTTCGTATGTCTGTTTAAAGTTGCCATCCGACCAACATAAATGATAAGGAATCATAGCAGAGTCAGTATTAAAAGCCATACAAGTAGCATAAGAATTTAAATCGTAAAAGTTCTGAATGATACCATTATGGCCTACAAACCAATGCTTGTAGGAGAAAGGATGGGTAGTGTTAGGAGAGAAGTCTTGACTTGTTGTATTAGTGGGAGCCCTTGAATGAAACAAACAATAGATAGGAAACTCTTCAGTCTCTTTTAATTGCTGTTTAAGATAATCTAGTTCAAAGACTTCCTTCTGTTTTAGACAGACAAAATTGTTCTTAGTAACCCCTAAGAACCCAGACGATTGATAACCTCTATCAAGTCCTAACTTATAGAGTTCATGAGCCTTCTCAAGAGAAGACGAGCCACTTATCGCACACATTAAGACATTATAGGCTGACACCCATACTTGTTCCAGTCAATGTCTACGGCATACTTAACCGGGTCAATTAACTTTGCCTTTACCCAGCCCTGAATACGACTTGAACAGGCCGGACAGGTTCCGCAAGCTATCTCTTCTCCATTGTAGCAGGTTAAGGTCTTAGAAAAGTCAGCACCTAATTCAATACCATATTTAAAAATCTCTTCTTTAGAGAGCTTAATAAGAGGAGCCTCTACTTGAATCTTATGAAGTCTGTTGAGAGCTAAACATTCATTGATCCTCTTTAAGAATTCACTCGTACCGTCCCAGTGCCCGGATGTATCATCAACCAAAGCTGCTCCATACAAAACAGTCTCACAGCCTCGGGACTCAGCATAAGCAGCTGCAATTGAAAGCATTGTCATGTTGCGATTAGGTACGTGTGACTTATTCTGAGCCTCTCCAATCACGTCTCGCATTTTAGGTACATCGATGTCAGGGTTAGTAAGAGCAGAAGAGTCAGCAAGCTTGGCATAAAAGGTCAAGTCTACAACTGTGTGCTGTTTAATTTTTTGATCTGGGCCAGCACCTAAGTCAGTTGTATAGTTAATAGCCTTTTCAATCTCAAGCTTATGACGTTGGTTGTAATTATAGGTCAAACAATAAACCTCTTCAAAGTTCTTAATAGCATGATGAAGAATAACAGTACTATCAGCGCCACCAGAAAAGATAACTACACATTTATTAAAATTCACAAACTTAGTATAACCTCTATTTTAGTTATTTCAAATAAAAAAAAAATTATGTTATGTTAGGGCTTTGAACATTAAAATTTAAACTAGGTATGTATTGATTTCTTGTTAAAGTTGGATTAAAGCTCGTGATAGTGTGTAGGTTGTTCCATAACACTTCATCGTTCGAGCCTGCAACTGTCCATACTGTTGGATCCCCACTCACTGAGTTTGTATCGGTGCCTGTGCTCCATTTATATCCATCGAAAACGCGAGGTGTTTCAAAATCAAAAATAACATCACTTACGCCAATATTGTTACGGAAATTTGAATCTATCCAATCTGTATTGGAACTTAAATTATCAAGTAAGCTTAATGGACCTGCACCTGCAGGGTTTGAGCCTCGAGGGTTATAAGCTATTGCTTGAGACATGTCTTGCTCTATACCAGATGATAAAAAGACAAAATTACTTGCTTGAACAAAGCTTGCCCCATTTGCAAAATTTCGTGTATTGTTAATTCTCCATCTGTAATAACGATAACCGCTGTTAGTTGTGATTTGATTTACTAAATCCTGAGGAAGTTGTTCTGCCCAATAAGCAACTTTATTAATGTACCCGTTAATATAACGAGAATCACTACTTTCTAAATACGGAGAAGAACCAATTTCAAAACGAGTTGCTGACAGTAAGGTATTGCCGTTTGTATTTGCTACCGATGACAGACCATTAAAGCTAGATGTTATATTTTTATTCTTATACGTACCTGCTATTTTCCCGCTATTAGCTGATG